GTTCCTTGGCATCCTTCAGACGGCCCTCGCTCTCCGCTTTGTAGAATAGGAAGATCCGAACGAGTGCGCCACTCATTCCCATTATGGCGGTTGCCATCCCTGTTATTATCATACTGCAAGTTGAGTGATCCACGATCTTGGCTCCTTCTGCTCACTTCTTTCTCTTCCCGCCTCTCTTCGAGATCATCGCATCAGCTTCGGGCGTGATCTCTACCGATACGCATCGGCAGTTGATGATGTTGTGGGGCTTCCCCTTCGGATCACCGGGAAACATAAGCCGCTCCCCTCCGACCTTGAAGTTCCGTCTTACCGGGATCGGTCCCGGTTTCCCCCCAATCCCATACTCGATATGAGCGACTCGATGAGCGGCCCTTTCGATCCCGTCCATCTTCGCAATCCAAATCTTCTTCTTCCCCTTCACCTTCTGACCAGCCGACGACACCTGGTTCGCCGCGTTGAAGGTCTGCCGCACATCAGCACGGGCGAACTTCTCAGCCTTTGCAAGTGCGTTCCTCGCGCTGACATCTCCCTTCTTCCGAGTCGGAGTGACTATCCTTTTCGCGACCATATCCTTTGCGATCTCGTTCGGAGTCTTCCCTTTCAGAACTCCGTCCGCAATCTCGGACTTGATCTTCTTCCGAAGGAACTTGCCGAACCCCTTGTTCGCCTCGTCCTGCATCTTGCTCAAGTCTCGGACCATCTTCTTCGATCCCTTGCCGCCCATCGGAGAAGAGGTAGCCTGGTCCTTCGTCATTCCCGTTACGTCTTGCCTGAACTCATGCGATACATCGACAGCCTTCTGCCTCGTCTTCCGCATGACCACCTTTCTCTTCGCCTCGAACTTGTCAACGGCATTGTCGATAGCCTTGTTGATATCGGATCGGTCTAGTGAATCGTTGTCTGCAAAGCTGGTGATCTCTGAACGGATGTCCTTATCGAGATCGCCGAGAAGACCCTTCACCTCGGATGCGGCCTGGACTTCCAGCTTGTCCACCTTCGCGCTCCATCGACCGACCCGCTTCTCGAACTGCTTCCGGTTGATCTTCCCCTGTTCGATCAGCCTATAGAGCGGAACTGTGAGGAGTTCCATTTCCATTGTTCGCCCCTTCGTCTTCCTCGTCGTCATATCCTCCCGCGAATCCCTTTCTCAGGCGATCCATCGCGGCTTGCACTTCGGCGGGAAGTTCCTCTTCCGGGGCTTCGCCTGTTGCGTCCTCTTCCAGTTCAACCACTCCATCGAGCATATTGCGGACCATGTTCCGAGCATCCTGGTCGCTGATCCAGCCTTCCATCTTCGCATTCGAGAGTGCGCCCATCAGGGTAGAGAGGGAGGAAGCCAACGCGCCCATATCCTTGGTTGCAATCGGCGTGACCTGGACGGTGAAGTTGTCCACCTCTTCCATCGGGATTCTGCCATGACCCGCAACGCTTACAAGGTTGGCACGGGCAAGCGTTCGGATCATCGTCACGAACTCCTGCTGTTGCTGAAGGAACGAGCGAAGGGTTGGGAGATCCATAGCCATAGCAGTTGCACGGTTGACATCTCCACCCTCGCCCATCCAATGTTCGGGGATACCGGCAGACCCGGCGATCAGGTTCCGAATGAATCGCGCTCCTTCGGTGAAGTCCGCGCTCTTGAGGTCTGGCGTTACTGCCGTCAGGTCTATGTTCTTCCCGGTGATGAGAGCGGAACCTGGATTCGCTTCGCTCAGCATTTGCTTATATTTCTCCTTCGTCTGTCCATCGAGGTTGTCCGCTTTCAGATGCCAGACGAAGTTGAGGAGGAGAACCATCCGCTCGCCCATAGTGAAGGTGGCGTTGTCCAAAACGTCCGCCCATTCCAAGAGAGGATAGTAATTGGAGTGACCGCGAAGCGCACCGCTCAGATTGTTCGTTCTGAAATAGAAGCACATCGGCAGATCGTCGAGTGTCGGCTTCATCGAGAGCATCGAGGTTTCAGGAACTCCGTTGATGACCTTCCCGATGATGACCTCCCCGGCCTGGCTTGAGAATTCCAACTCGGCGGGAATGGTCGGGTACTTGGAATGCGGAACAACCTGTCGAACGAAGAGAGGATCGAGGGCGTTGTATCGATGCCGCCCTGTAAATACGTTCGTCACCCTCTCAAGGATCACTTCTCCGTAAAGGGGAAGCTCAAGGGCAAGCTGGTAGTGGCGGCGGTCCATGTCGTTGACGGGATCACTCCACCATTCGTCAAGCTCGGCCTGTACCTGTTCGTTCTCGCTCCGAACTGATACTCCGTTCCCGACTATGAACTCTGCGGTCATCTTGGCGATTCGCCTGATGAATGGATTCTCGATGAAGGCTTTGAACGCTTGCTTATTCTGTTCCTCCTGAAGCGAGGACCGGAGATCACGTTGAGCGGATCGGAAGCCTCCACGCCCTCCCGCTAGTTTCCTGTAGTATTTGTGCGTTGGCTCGTCATCCCCCTGGTAATCCGTCAAGAGGTCTTCCCGAAGTTTCGCGCCGACCATCTTGGCAACGCCATTCCGAACTGATTTCATAATTCCCATGTTATCCTCGCTTCATACCTTTAGTCGTCAAATACCCTTTCGGGAATTACGGAACGAGTTCAACCGACTCCGGTCCCTCTTCCCTCCAGCACCAGCCGACCGCCCTATCCCCTTCGCCTGTACGAACTCAGGCTCGAATCTGCTTCCGTATTTCATGGCTCCGCATCTGGCAAACCATACCGCCATCACCGCGTCAGAACTGCCGAAGGGATGATCGAGGAGTTCAGATACTAAAGCGCATTGACCGCAGTCGCAACCCATAGCGACGATGTGATCCTCGTCGAATGGGATCTCCCACATCCCGTTTAGGAATTCCGCACTCATGCCAGGAAGCCCGAGAACCTCGTCGGCCTTCTGCCTGCCTGTAGTGAACGGCTCGATGGGTAGCGGTCTTTCAGATACAATCCCGATCCAGTCGATAATCGCTTGTTGGTATGCGTTGTTCTCGACCATGATTACGGACGGATGGTATCGGTCATATGCCGCGATGATCCTCCGCGCCGTCTCGTCACTACTCCAGGCACCGCGCTCGATATTGACCACGGTTCTCTTGTCTCCGACCGCGATGGTTGCGATGACGTTCCCCGCCCGGTTCTTCCCCGCGAGATCAACGCCGATGAAGTACGCAACCCCGGAAGGGATCGAGGAGGGCGGCTTGCGGATTGACGCCTTGATGGAAGTCTCTGAGAATGTCCTCTCACTATCGTCGTATCCAACGTGCTGGTACGCACGTTTATAGGATCTGGGGTTACTCCGCTTCTTCTGTTCGAGGAACTCGGGAGTCCATGCCCTTGACCAGAGTTCGAGCGTCTTCGTCTCTCCCGTTCTCATGTCCTCATGGATCAGGCTTTGAAAGTCGTTCGAGATTGATTGCTTGATAAACCAGAAACGTGGATCGTTCGTCAGCCTGACGTTCAGATCCCGAGCATGGATGATACCGCCGATATGAACGACGAAACCGCTAGGTCCGAGGCGTGTATCGAAGCCGTTATACCAGAGGTCAATCACCTTGTCCCGCATGGCGGGTTCGCTGATCGTGTTGTCGTAATCGCAGATGTCATCGTTCACCAAGAGGTCGATGCGGGATCCTTGCGGCGGTTGCGTTATACCCGCTCCGAGGTATGACGGATCCTTGATTCCTCTCGGCCTTTGAATCGAGAACTCCTGCTCCGTCCACTTCTCCGGTTTCTCAGGGAGAGCGTTCGGGAAGATGGCGCGATAGTCTGGATCGTATTGAACGTACTCCTTCGCCGGTCGGACTCTTCGCTTGACCAGCTTTGAATCACTACCGACAACGGCACAACGCAAACGGGGAGCAGACCCGACACTCCAAAGGGGAAAGGCTATCGAGAAGAGTTGAGACTTGCCCGAACCAGGAGGAGCGAGGATTCCCGCAAACTTCCCCTCGGCTCTGCACCTGTCGATATGATCGAGCCATTCGAGTTGATGAGGAGCAAGGCTGATGTGTTCCCTCGTCTCCTCGTCTTTGATAACGGCACGACAGAAACAGGCGAAGTCGTTCGGAGCGTTCTGGTAGATCATCGCCCTCGACTTGACGAAGGCAGACTCTACGACTTTCGCGTACTCACTCTGTTCGACCATTACCAGGGGCTCCGTTTCCGTTTCCGCTTGGCTCGATGTCGATGATGTCTTTCTCTTTCGATCCTTCTGCACGTTGCCTTAACCTTTCCAATAGGGACAGATCATCTGCAAGTTGCGCCTCTAATATCTCGGGAGACTCCGCACCTTTACCAACTACCAACTCGATCTGTTGCGGCTTGCTCTCTATCCATCCCAGTTTTATAAGGCGGTCGAGAAGGTCTGTTTCAATCTTCCAGCAGAGTTCCAGCTTCCCGGCCTTCTTCGCGCTCTTGTAGAGGTGTTCCCCCTTTGCGATCAGCCGACCTATGAACTGACCCGCTGATCTCTTGACCATATCCGCAAGCGTTGTCTGATACTTCTTCCAGTAGTGGTAGACCATCGGGACAGAGATCCCGCACATATTGGCGATCTCTTCGACGAGCAATCCATCAGACTTGAGGAAGCCCACGATGGCGATCCTGTGCTTTTGGGGTAACGCTTTGAAGTTCACCCTCTTGCCTTGGATCTCTTTGATATATGAGACAACGCTCATATCTAATCGATTCCAACTTTAGATCGTTTCAGATTCATCCCGTAATTGTCTATTCCGATTGGTATTGCGACCTTCGGCTTTTTCCTTAGTTTATTATTTCTAAATTTAGAATAATCCACTTTATGTTGCCACCGTCCCCACTTCCTAACGATCTGGGTTACATCTGGATGTTTTTCCATAAGGGCTTGAGCCATTAAAAGGCGACCATCGCCCTGCTTTGTTTTCTTATAATAGTCAGTCATTCCCCCCTTGACTGTCATCGTTGCAATTTTGTTAGCGAGGAACGCATAAAATTGAAGGGTACAATTCCCGTCCTTTAAGATTCGCAAGCACAAATCCGTATCGTCGTTATAGAACAATTCGTTCCGATATCCCGAATCTGCTTTTATTAACATATTGGAATAGACCCGTGTGTTTAATGTATAGGGCTTGTGCTTCCTCTTTCTGGGAACGAACATCTCGTACTGCATCCCTGATACGATCAGGTTTTCATACCTAGTGGCGAAGTCTTCCATCACCTTCAGGAATGTCGGGGACGCTATTCGATACTTGATGTTTTGATGGAGACGATAAAATTCTATGATGTTATCATCGAATGTCCAAAAGTAGGGGGTCTTCAGTTCATTCTCGGCATAGTCCCATATCCAGTTTCGTGTCGTTGTGAGTCCCTTATTCTGATGCGGGACCACGATCAAATTATCTTTCCCGATTGCTTCTGCGTATTGCGTATATTCTTGCTTCTCGATTACCGCTTTATATCGGACCCCGATAGACTCGAAAGCCTTAATCGTGTGAAGCGTTTCATATCGCCCCTTTGTTGGTACGAAAACAGGGTATTCATTATTCACACGAAAATGCTTTCAGATTCTTCTTCGGCTTGTATGGCAACCATATAAACTTCGTCTCGCTCGTTATGGTCTGGTCAGTTTTCTTTGCAAACTCATCGAATGATTCTTCAGTCTGGAAATGAACGATAAGGCTTTTATATGCTTTCTCAACTTCCTCATTCTTGAATTCTGGCATCCCCTCCCATTCGGTATTCGGATCATCTGGTGTATGATCTGGAGACGTAGCCCACGTTGCGATTGATTCCAGATCCTCCTCGGAGAATCCCGTCAGGTCTGGAACGCTGAACTCTCCGGTATCGATCTCTTGAAGGATATCGGCCAGGGTGGAGAACTCATACTCTCCCGCCATCTTCTGATTGTTCAAGGCGATATTGAGGGCTTTCTCTTTAGCCGGCGGGAGATCGAGGACGACACAATCGGCGGTCTGCGCTCCCTGTTTCTGGAGAACCTTGAACCGCTGATGGCCCCCGATGATGGTGTAGCCGGTTGCCTTGTTCACGATTAGGGGGTCAACTATCCCCCATTCCTTGACTGACTTCTCCAAGCGGCCCATCGCATCGTCGGAGATCTTCCGGGGATTGTAGGGTGCGGGTTTGAGCGTCGAGAGGGTAAGCGTCTGAAGGTTCATTTCCCCATTTCTCCGAAAGATCGACTCAAGGCTGAGTCTGGTTCAAAGTCCATGATCTGGTTGATGTCTCGACGGGAGAACTCCAATACGCGGGAGAGGAGGAAGATCAGGAACCCATCCGTCCCGAATCTCCTCCGTAGGTCGTGGAAGTGTTCAACCACTTCGGAATGGTCCCTGGTCTTGTCGGGGACGACCTCATTGCTACTCACGGGATCCACCGAAGGATGATTGGTAAACAAGTCCCCATGCCGCTGACCGTGCTTCTTCGCTCGATAGTGGGTATTCGTCCGATGGAAGTCGATAGCCGCGAACTTGATCTGAACCTTCGTCGGGCGTTTCGCTCCCCGGCTCTTGAGGATCAGCCAAGTTGAAGAGACGAGTTCCTCCCGTTCGTAAGACTTGCGGATCGTCTTCGGGATTGCGGAGAATGATGACTCGATGGCATGAAGAAGTGAAACCCCGTTTTTACTACCGTTTGATCTGCTTCCCATTTTCCCCCCCGTTCGTCTTTCCGAGTTCTCTCCAGTTCTTGGAAGACGAACAACAAGCAACACAATGGGGACGGATCAGATCCCAGGACTGATACCCCCGTCCCCGCTCAGTCAGGCACAATCCTACAGGTTTCCCCCTGGTTTTGCACCTGTGGCATATCCCCCCGGTGATTGTTTCTCTCATCCTTTAGCCAATATCCCCAATATCCCCAAAACTAATCAACTAAAAAAACAAGGGAGAGATCACGCCGACCGAAGTCAACGCTCCCCCCCCCTTGCTGTTGGGAAGGTTTGACCGACTGGGTTATTCTAGCACATTGTCACCCATTCAGCATATCCGTTTGCCGTTTCTGCTACTCTGACTCGGACGCAAGAGGGATACAACCTTCCAAGGACGATGGCGATGTTCTCCGCAGAGGGTTGGATCTGGTCGAAGGGTGGGATATCGTTGAGCATCTGGTGATCGTATTTCATCAAGGCATTTTTGAAATCGTCAAAGTCTACTCCTGCAAATCCCCGAGCATCCGGTTTGTCTGTCTCGAATACCGCCTCGATCTCGAAGTTGTGACCGTGGGGCCGGGAGCATTTCCCTTTGTATGGAGGACGCAGAAAGTGACCGGCCACCAGGGTGCATTTTGCCACGGCTCGGATCCTGCCTGTGTTTCGTATCATCTCCTTCCCCTCCCATCCACAATCAGGGCATGATTGTCCCCAATAATCCGACACGGGTCCGTACAACCTGTCATAACCACAATCAGGACACTCCTCTTTCAATTTCATTTTGCCTTGCAATCGGACTTGATGATATGTTGACGTTTCCCATCAATGATTGACCAGGAGGCGTCTTCTTTGATAAGTGCTTTACAAAGATCACAACAGAAAGCATCTCTTTGGAGTAGTTTCATTTTGATGACTATAGGGAGCAAATCAGCAGGAGACACATCCATGATATTCCAAGGTTCTATCTCAGTATCAATACCCATCTCATCAAAAAACTCTTCGCTAATTTGTTCGGTATAGGAACCTGGAGGATTGCACTCGGCAGATGACTCTATAGATTTCAACATCACCATGCGCCCCATCTCCAACGCCGCAGGAAACAGAATGATCCCTTCATCGCGGAAGTGTCTCCAAGTTTCGTATTCGGGGAAATCGTTCCGCGAAAGTTCAAGCCCCCCCGCGTCATCCATCAAATTATCTGCATATCCATGAATCGCTTCGATCAGGGAGTATCTTTGATTGTTCGTTATCCCCAAAAATCCCCCTCCCTCTTTGGTTGGATTGCTTCGATTGTTGGTTGTCTTTTGTATCGCTTCACCACAATTTCGAGACATTCCGCAGGGGTCAACCAAGGGAATTCCTTTGCCAGTCCTATTGAATCCCTGAACCAGTTTGTGGAATCAACGGAATCTATACCGGGGAGGTGGGTGTAGGCTCGTAAAGCCCAACCATGAACGTGGAGGTCATCTGGTATCTGTTCGAGGAAATCCCGAACGATTCTTTCCTTCCCATATCGGGGAGGATCCAACCCGATTGCGATCCATGTTTTCCGTTCACACGCAAGAGCTACAAGATCAGGTATAAGTTCAATGGGATCTGTGTCATGCCATGTGGGGAACGACCAGGGAACAGCTTCGTAATTTTTCAATCCTTGTTTCCAGTTACCGGAAATGTCATCCAGTCCTGCGACTGCTTCCGCTACAGGTTCAAACCTTTCTGACCATTCGCTGAACTCACCTATATCTATCTGTGTTCCTGAATTGAGAACTGAATAGGCTCCTGAGTCGATCAGGAGTTTTTCATAACTGGGGACATAGCGATCCATCCAATTTGAATAGCATCCGAAGCTCATAAGTACTGGCATACCCTTGACCTTATCGGCTTGCACTTGACTCCGGGGGGACGCAAGGTAAACGTCCATCACCAAGTCTTCCGGTTGTAGGTAGCTTTCTTCCGTTCCTTCTTCCGTGTGAAATTCTGCTCCGAAGAATCAATTACCGAAAGAGCGTAGTCCTCCTGGTTCTTTTTCCCGGAAGATAACCAATGTTCCATGTTCTTGATATTTGCCTTCTGAACAATTTCGGGGATTTTGTTTTTAGTCATCGTTTTTCGGTAACGCATCAACAAATCTTTCTGTTCCGATCTCTTCATATCCCCTCCCCTTTGAAGAATACGCCCCCCCTCCTCCCGACAGGGGAGGAGGGTCCAATCAGTTGTCCATTCCAAAGACCACTTTGGGGGCGTAAAGTTTCACTTCCCCGCCTTCTCGACCAAGGCACTTACGACCTCGTCGGGGAAGTTGATCTTCTCTTCGTCAATCCTGGCAAGAACATCCTGTGCCGCTTTCGGCGAGTAGTAGTCCTGTTCGATTTCATTCAGCATCCAGTTGATCGCCTTGTTCTCGCTCTTGGGGGGAGACGGTGGATCCTCCCGGTATCCCTCCGCGATATCCTCGGAAGGTTTACAACTAGGACACGGGCGCATTGTGGCTCTCTTCTCAAGCGTCTCGATATTCGTGAGGATGGTATTGACGAACCCGATCCCCTCGCATCGCTGACAGGCTTCCCCCTGCGGTCGGGTCCATTTCCGCTTCGAGGAAAGATCCTTGAAGGTGGAGATGAAGTCCCGCGGCATAGGCTTCTTCATGCCCCCGGCGGTCTGGGCGATCATCACGCAAACTTCGTCGAACTGGAGAGGACTCATCCATCCAACCGAATCGAAGATCGTTGCAAGGTATTCGTTCTGATGGTTCTTCTCCGACTCCGTTTTCGGTAGACGATAAAGGGAAAGGATACGCCCCATGCTTTCGACAAGCTCGTCCCGTCTCATTTTGCACCTCTCTTCGCTTTCGGTTTCTTCCCGCCTTCGATAAACATCTTGAAGACCTCCGCTTGATGGTCGATCTCCTTTCCCTTCGGTATCGGCGTGATAGGCTCAAGGATATCCCAGATTCGCTCCCCCTTGGCCGAGGGATTCAATACAGCCGCTTCCGCTTCCTTCGCCTTCATTCCACGGGCGATATAGAACTCGACCTGTTGAGTTGCCTTCTCCTGGGATATCATCCCGGGATTCTGTCTCAGATAGGCAGATGCTATCATCGAGGATACCGACCCGGATTTAGGAGAGGGAGGGGACCAGCCTTCCGACTGTCCCCCCCCTTCGAGAGAGGAATTGCTCTTACTTTCCGAAGATGAAGATGAAGTAGAAGATGAAGAGGAAGAGGAAGACCCCTGTTTTGTTGCCCCCTCTGTTGCCCTTCTGTTCCGTCTCTGTTCACCTGATATGACCCCGGCCCGACACTTTGACAACCGGAGATTCTCGTCCTTGACCATCCTACGGCAGTATATAACCCCGATTTCATCAGATCGGGAATAGATGTTTACCTCTTCCAGTTCCTTCAATAACTGTTCACATTCTGTTCGGTCGATTCCTACGTTTCTTGCCAACTGTTGGGAGTTCATCGGGACATTTCCGACAACTAAATAGCCCCGGTTCTCCGCTTCCCACATAATCAAAAGCATCTCGAACCATAAACCCCGAGCGGCAATCGACAGGGATTTGATCCCCGGATCCTTCTTCCAATCGCCCGGATAGAATTGCATCGAGGGTAGTTTGGTGGATTTGGATTTCTTCTTCGATTTCATTGCCGGTCCTCTCTCATTAAGGTGATCTTGACGCTCGCCCCTTCGCATCCCTCATGCTCTCGGGACGAATAAATTATACCCAAAACCCTCCGATCCTGAAAGAAAAGGGCGTCGATGATCCCCTTGATTATATTATCCCCATCAGCCCTTGCCCTGAGTCTCCATCGGACATCGATCTCGACCCGTACCTCGTCGTTCTTCTCCAGCACTTCGGGGATTCCCTCCAAGGATGCCAAGAGCCTCACCTGTTTCTTGAAGGCGGCGTACTTCTTCCATCGGGGGCATACCCATTTCTGTCTGCTCGTCGTCCTGACTGCCGCGACAAGCGGACCTTCTATTTCAAACTCCCAGATCATCGGGAAGACTCCAAGATCCGATGGCCAAGGAATTCCGCTATGGACGGCACTATCGAATTTCCAAGGGCTTTAAGACGGTCCACCCGATGGGGTATCCCATTAGATATTCTACGAATGCGGGATCGAGTGAGCCTTTCATCTTCGTGGGCGCGACAGCACGACCAAGTAGCCCATTGACAGGGACAGTCCCGTTCATTATCGAGTCCCCCGTATCCTTGTGGTCCCTGCTCGTCGGAGTCGGCCACATTCTTACTGCCTCCGAAAGGTGTTCGGGGGCCATCCCCTTCTGTCTCCTCTCGATTGACATCCCTGGATTCTTGTACTCGATTGCTCTCGGAATCGGCCAGTTGTCCTTTTTCACTGCTGTTTCCAAACCGTCCCCGCTGTTTGGGCTTGCTCCCTTCCGGTTGTAGTTCCCGGCAATAGTCGGAGTCGGCCAGTTCCCCGATGATCCAGACGCGATCTCTTCGATGGGGGGCACCCATCTCTGCCGCTGAAATACAACTCCATTCCGCATCGTACCCGCTTGCGGCCAGGTCTCTGAGTACTCGATCCATCCCGAGAACAAGGAGGTTTGGGACGTTCTCCACGAGGATGTATCGGGGTCGAATCTCGCGAATGAGTCGGGCGTATTCTCCCCAAAGACCGGAACGCTCTCCGTCGATTCCTGCTTGTTTCCCGGCAACGCTGAGATCCTGGCAGGGGAATCCTCCGCAGATGAGGTCAACGTGTCCCCGGAGCGGTCTTCCATCCAATCGGGTAATGTCGGTATGGATGGGGGCAGGATCCAGTTGCCCTTCTTCCATCCGATGGAGGAGTATTTCCCTCGGGTACTCTTCGATTTCACAGTAGGCAACGGTGCGGAACCCTCCCGTTTGTTTGAGTCCATAACTGAATCCTCCAATTCCAGAGAACAGATCCAAGACCCGAATATCATCAATACTTGACATTCCGAAACCTCAAGAACGCTTCGATGGTAGGATCCTTGGCGATGATCCACCTGGCGATATAGGCGGTATGGTTATTGGAAATCTTGTAGGATTCGCCCTTCTCGAAGTACGTCTCCCATCTAACCCGCTCCGCGACCAGCTTCATCCCGAAGGGTCTTTCCTTTCGGGCGAGGGCGTTTGCATACCGGAGGAAGAGACGGGCAACCTCGGGATGCTTCTTGATCCATCGGGCTGTCTCTACTCTGAGATCTTTCCCGTCCGGGTTGTTGTGATCGTTCTCCTCCTCATGGCGGGGAGACTTGAAGGGGATTCCCTCGATCATTTCGATATCGTTCTGTTTGCGGGTGTACTCGGGATCGACCAGGGGGAGGGGTTGGAATAGATCGGTCATGCATTCCTCTCTCTCGATAAATGAGGCCGAGGGGTGCTTCCATCGAAGAAGGTAGCGACCCCCCGTAACCTCGACCTCTTTCTACATAAACTAACCAGCCGCGACAACTGTTGTCTTCTTCACAGCCTGGACTCCGGGGATCCTCAACCGTTCCTTCTGACCCCTCGCCATCGAGTTGATCGCGGTGGAGTCGGGCTTCAGAAGATGGATAAAGTCGGGGAACTCCGCAACGTATCGGATGAGTAGGATAAGGCTCGTCACCTCACCGCTCCACTTCTCTTGTGTATGCACTCCATCCACCTTGGGGGTTTCCGTCTCGACCTTGACAACCGGAGGCGTCACGGGTTGGGATTCCTGAAAATCCGCTTCATGGTTCCGACCGGCAGACCGGAGGGCTTCGACTTCCGCTTTCCTTTTCGCCTCCTCGATCTCCATGCCGCCCTTCGCCTTGGCTTCCCGTTCCCCTTCCATCCTTCGGGATTCCGCTTCCGTCCAGGTTGAGATCTTCCCCTTGACGAGAGACTCCGCTTCCAGTAACGGACCTTCGTGCTTCTTCTTCGCCGCGACGATTGCCTTGTGGGCGGCATGGGCGGCTTTGATCGGTTCGTCGAAGGTTGCCTTGATCTCCTTCCCGAGCGTCTTCACGCCCTTCAGGAAGTGCGCCGCCTTCGTGTACTGCTCCGGGTTGGTGATCGTCAGGGCTTGCGCCTCTTTGATGATGTCCGTTGTCCTCGCCTCGATCTGGTCTTCGCCGGGGATGATGCTATTCTTCTTCGATGCCATTTTGACTCCTCCAATCGGCAAGTCGTATCGCCGCCATAAAAACAAGTTGATCGTTTTTGTCGCTGTGTTCCACCAGTTTGTAAGATCCTGAATCCGAAAGGTAGACAGAGAACCGGGAAACATCCCGTCCCAACGCCATCGCATAGGCGGCGGTCTGGATAGGATGCCACGGGTACGAGTTCCCCGTCTTGATGTCGATAACGGCTTCCCACCCCTGGTACATCACCCGCCGATCCAGCGTCCCCGCGAATCGGTACAGATCATTGTAGACCCGCTCCTCGATTGCCAGGATCTCGATGCCCGATTCGATCTTGAACTTTCGCCACGCTTCGAGATGTCCCCGATTCTCAGGGTCCACCGTTGCCTCGTTCAGATTGTCTCTATCATCGAGTTCTGTAGCAAGGTGAGCATTAGATCCTTTCTCCATAGCCCTGCCTGACCCCCCCCGGAAGGAGGGAGTCAGGGCCGCGCCTTTGAGAATCTGCGTAACGCTCGGGACGATCTCACCATCCACCCGGTAGATGTGAGATCCTTCGTCGAAGGTGAGATTATTCATCGCCGCCGACCGCTTCCAAGATGTCAAACCCGTACTTGCTTTCCTTGAGTTTGACTTGTACGGCGGCTTCCGTGTGGTGAGCGTCTCGGCATATATCACCAACCGTCTTTGAGAATGTGTTCGCCCAACCGATATCCGAGCCGGTCGCTTCGTCGATGAGGAGGAATCCGAACTTCGTCCACGGCCCTTTGCTATTCGTTCCCTCTTTGGTTGGACCGACAGCCTTTACCGTAACCGTCACAAACCCATCCTGCTGATCCACGAACTCCCCCCCCGATTCCAAGGCAACAGGCGCGACCTCCGGTATAACGAGAGGCTCTGGCTCAGAAAAGGACTCCTCCTCTGCTCTAACTAATTCCTCTTCTGTCATCGCCACTATTTCGGGTGCTGTATACGTTTTGATCTTCGCCTTCGGTTGCGGTTTCTGGATCTGCGGTCGTACCGGATTGTCGGCTTGCCCCATCTCGTCCGATGTGTAAAGACCGGACAACTCATTCGGGAATGCCTTTCTCAAAGCGTGACTCTCCGCGACCTTGCCCAGCATATGGAACGGCATCTTTCTCCAGAAGGTGTTGGGCTTGCCATCATGTCCCAAGACCGCAAACTCGTTCCACCTGGCGGTACAGGAAAAGAACCGTTCCTTCCCGGCAACCAACCGAGTCACCGTCACCTTCGCCCATTTCGGGTTGGGTCCATCGTCGGAGTCGTATTCGATGTCAGAGGTTCCACCGTGTTCCCCGGTGCGTCCTGCGATGATTCGGAACCCGTCGATCCCCGTCTGGATAACCATTCTCCCTCCGCGCTTCACCGCGTAGATCTGACGACCGAACGGATCGAGATTGGTTTTCTGGCAGATGAATGAGAAGAGCTTGAACTCGTTATCCGTCAAATCCTTTGCCAGGGTTTCCTTGAGCAAGTCCAGTTGCTCCCTTGTCCATCCTCCCGATGTCGTTGACGAAATCGGAGTGGGCGTGGATACTTCGATTGCCTGAGTCATATGACCCTCCTTCGATGAAAAACTAGCCGCCGATTCCCAGGACGCCGCGAAATATAACGATCACGACTGCCATCCAGAAACACCAGCGACAAACAAACAACGACTCCTGAACCCGGTCCCCCTCGGGAAAGAGTTCATAAGCCAACAACCTCTGAATACCCTTCTTCATACGATCACCTCCTCATTGTGTTTCCGTTTGTCGTGTCCTTCTTTGCACTCGTCCGAGCAGAGAGCGGGAGTGATTCCCGTCTTGCGATCTTCTAAACAATCATCGCAATCTTCCATGTCGCTGACATCGAACTCTTCCCCGCACTCGGCACAAAGGCCGAGCGACTTGGGGAAGCGTGGATCATTCTTCCTGGCGAAGTCTGATAGATCCATTCCGAGTGGCATCATCGTCCTTCCTCCTTCGATGAAAAAAATAAGAGTCACCCCGAGTCCCGTCTGATTTGTGGTGTGATGAGCAACACATTAGGAGAACTGGAACGCCGAGGTGACTCCTGATTTTTGATTCGTCTGTGTTGCTCATCGTGTCTCCATTATAGGTTTTGGGTTTGCTAATTTAAAGAGTTTCCCGTTTCGTCTCTTCGTCTCGGCTTGTCTGTTCCTTGTACACACCATTAAATTCGGTCGACAGGATCTCGTCGATTTCCTTGAGTTGCGCGACCGCCAAGGCGTAGAGTCCCGACCGCCCGAGTTCGTCGTCATTCTCCCGGCGGACCTTGCGCTCATGCGCTTTTTGACTCGCCCGAATGTCGCGCACCTGTCGGAAGATTTCGTTCCGTCCCATCTCATGCCCCAGGTCGAATGATTGATTAATAGCGGTTTCCCGTTTTTCCTGATTCATCTTTCGTTCTCCTTCGTTGTTGCTCATCAAAGATCCCAAGTCTCCCCCCTCCTCAAAAACTCCCAGGAAGGGGGGAGTGGTTGGAGTCTTATCCCTTGTAGTCCTCTACCCTCTTAACTTTATCGACCCGATAAGAGGAACCGCCGAAAGCTGATCCGTAAACCTTCCCGATCTCGAAAGGTGCGCCCAACTGGATGTCGTGGCGTTTCAAATCATCCACGATTGTTAATCCGGCGAGGGTTCCGCTTACAAAGGTTTTTGTGATTTTCCAGTTTGTCAGCATGGTTCGTTCTCCTTCGTTGTTCGTGTTCGTGTTGCTCATCTACTTATAACTATACCCTCTTTATTGGATAAAGTCAATAGGGTGGATACGAATTCCAAAATATATTCTAACCCCTCTCAGGGGCTTGTAGACGCTTCTTCGCCGCCTTTTCCCGTTCGTACTCTCTTTGCCTGTAATTGATTCCGCATTCTCTTGAACAGAACTTCTTCCGGTTCCGGTCGTAAGGCCGAACCGGGATCGTCATCGACTCTTTGCAGTTTAAGCAGTTCTTCATCGTCCTTCCTCCTTTCCAAATTTCACTTTCATTTCCTAACAATTGCAATAGGGAGAGCTGAAACATTCTGGACAGACTCCCACCTCTTTCGCCTTGCGGTGTTCATCCTCCATGCGGGTGATCTTGTTTTCTCCCGATACTTGGTCAAGGGCATCGTGAAGGGTTTTGAGTTTCTCATCCGAATACTCGAAACCAGAATCCCGAATCATCTCCGCGAAACGCAGGAGTTCGGGAGCGGCGGCGATTAGTTTAGCGTTCAACCTCTCGACAGGATCGACGGCCCCGAATGTGTGACAAACAACCTCTCCGTCTGCTCCTCGAACGGAATCATACGAATCGTTGTTAGTCCACGGCCCTGGTGTATGCGTTGCTTCTTTCGGTTTCATTAGTTCGCCTTCCAGTATTTTCGGGAAACTATTTCAAGGTCATCAGATCCATCACCAACGAGGAGCCGGGTTGAATCCCAACTCCAGACCCCGCTTGTGTCGGCGGGTTCCATTCCACCGAAAGTGGGGAGGGATGTCATGTCGAGTTCGCCGTGGGCCATTGGGGCTCCCTGCCAGGGGGGCGTGGCTCGATGGGCTTCCCACTCCGACACATCGCCCATACAGATGTGATCGGGACCGTTGTCATATTTCTCCAAGAGTTCCAAAAGCTCGTCCAGATTTGTCGGTGCGTCTCTCATTAGTTCGCCTCCTTTGTGAGCTTCCATCCGAAATGATTAAGAGGGAGTCCCAGCGCATCTATAAGCACTTCCTTTTTTGTCGAAGCGACATACTCGGTACTTCCGAAATCGTCTTCAAAGAATCCCCTCCATTCAGACCCGTCCTTTTCAACGGTGAACTTCCGACCCTCCGCATTGACGTAGGTGCTGGGAAGTCCAACACGCTTCCGGGTCTTCTTCTTGCCGGGAACATAAAAGATGTCAGCCAAGACGTTGTAATCCATATTTGAATTCTTCTTCCGCTTTTTCATTTTAGTTCGCCTCCTTCTTCACGATCTCGATTGCCATCCTGATCCCCTTGACCTCGCCCTCGTTCTCCCGCATGAAAGCGCGGTGGATCTCCCGGTTGCGGGGGAGAACATACTGCTCCCGGGCGGTCTTGAGATCCGCGACTGCGTCATCAAGAAGGGCGTTTAGTTTCTTCATCAGTTCCGTCATCGTTCGTTCTCCTTTGTTGCTCATCAAAAATCTATCCCTTCACCGCGTTCGTTCTCGGAAGCTCGTTATAACCTCGGCTGTCAGCGGACTTCGCCAGGGTGCTGACCCCCGCCAAGAGGATCGCGAAAATTGCGAGTCCCAAAACCGCCGCGATTACCTTCTTCATGGTTCGTTCTCCTGTCTTGCTCATCTAATAAGAGTATACATTATCCCATAAGGAAAAGCAAGCAGAAACCATATATTCGTGAAAGAAAATGCGAATAGTTCAAACCCCTGAATTAGCTTCTAAGGGGTTTTGTTGGGCGGGATTGGGGGGATATACCTTCAGGAGTGAGAAAAGCCCTCTGGGGGCAAATACGGAGGTTCTCCCATGCTAGGAATGAGGCCGAACCCCCCGTGGGTCTACGCTGGGGAGAATACGACCGGAGAAGTCATCCTCTATGCGAATCCCCAGACGGGGGGCCGACCTCAATTATCTTGCCAGGATACGAAGCGGCGGGAACAGCGGGAGCAGTCGCTTACCTTGCATCGGCGGGTATCGGGGAACTGGAGTTTCAGTTTGATCTCGCCATGCCCGTTCGAGCAGATCACGCCCGACAGGTTCGTCGGGAGTTCCGTGATGATTCTCGTGACCTCTTCCCCCATGTCCCCGCTCCCATCTACTCTACAGCCTTCGGATCAGATCCCGAACCGCCGACCGAGTTCCTTCCTCATCTTGAATCGCCGAGAAGATTTCAGTCAGAGTAGCCTCGTCCATCGCAAGCGTGTTCGTCTTCGCTCTCTCCCTCAAGACGTTCACTCCTCTTGCGATTGAAGACCCGGCTCGACTCCATCGGCGCGATCTCAAGGAAGCGTAGATTGTCGCGGCACTTCCGATTAGTCCTGACGCGAGAGTTCCCCACGGTCCACCGATCAGACCGGCAATCCCCCCGGCTGATTCAGCGGGATTTCCCGGGGTGCGTTCTCCCGTCTCCGGGTCAAGACCTATGACGGTATCGAGCGCGGCGCACCCTACGAAAAGGAAGCTGACAAAAATAAGGCCAAACAGGAAACCATTACGCGGTCCATTCACAGGAACCCCCCAGGAATTGAGGACAGAGAATTATCGGAATGGACTTTCATCTGTTGGACGTTGATATTAAGAACAACCCCCGGCTGTCTTCATGGCAGATTGCAGGGAGTCCATCATCGAGGAGACGGTCGCGCTGGTATCAAATGCGAATGATCCCGTATCCCTTGAGATCCCCCCTGCCTGGTCAGCCTTTACCGCGCTCGAAGGGTCGCTGAACTTCAACTCTCCTCCGCTGAACTGCTTCGCCCATTCAAAATGCCCCGGGCTACTGTTGTCTAGGACGGATGGATCGTCTGGAACCCAGACCTTTGACAGTTCAAGATAGATGTTTATCCGGTCACATTCTCTGGCCATCGTTTTCTCCTTCTTTACGTTGCGTTAGGCGGTCCCACCCAGATGTGCCACTCAGACGCTCCGGCGGAAACCTGAACCTTGTCATATCGGTCGGACAGCACGAACGTGGTCGCTCCATTTATCGTTTCTGAAGAGTTACCATCGACGGTGACCGCGTTCCCGCTTGAATCGATTTTGATGATATCATAGACCCTGCCGGTAATACCAGAGACGGCCGGGAGATTGATTGATACCGCTCCACTGGTGGCATCTACAGTAACCCTTCGGTGAGTTTCGTCCAACGTGGTTGTGGAAGACAGGGCTGTGGTCTTATCATGCCATGCCCCGGCAGAGGTGATTCCATGATCCCCCTTGACAGACAACTGGGCACTAACAGCACCAAATGAGACGTTTGTTCCTTCGGCTGTTAAACGAACTTCCCCAAATGTGGAACTGACTGCATGTTTGCGGATAGCTCTCAACTCGACTGCGTCATTTCCTCCACCAACACAGCGCAACGCAAAATAGTTTTGAGCGCAAGCAGGACACGGATCGAGGTAAAGAAAATTATTGTAAGCCCCTTGAGTCTTGAACCCAATTTCTCCCGCGCCGCCAGAACCTGACCCAACGTGCATGATGAATTCGTCTGCAAGGGCAGTTGTCTCCGCACCGTACATCATGTAGCTATAATAAGCTCCAGAGGCGTCTTTGAACTGCAACTCGTTCGAGTCAATCAGAGCCAAATCCAGCCCGGTCGGAATCTGAACCTCTCCCGCACTTGTGATGGTTATTCGGGTAGCTCCGTTTGTCTCGAAGTTGAGTGCGTTCGCATCGTTGGTTCCGATGGTTACTGCGGCAGACTCAGAATTACCACCGTCAACGATAAGACCCGAAGGGACCGCAAGGCCGGTTCCGCTTGTAATCTGGATATCGTCCCCGGCATCCGTGGTGAAATAGAGTTGATTCGGGGTCGCTGTTTTTGTCCATACCTGCCCATAAGCGGCGGTATCGGCAATCGCCGCCGCCTTTTCCTTCAGGCTGACTGATCCATCCGTGACCACGTTCCCCGAAAAGGTTGCCTTCTTGTTGCTATCCAGTTTAAGGGTGTTCGATTGCGAAGCGTCTCCGTCTGTGGTGTAGAAGTATAGAGCCCCTCCATTTTCAGACCCAGACCAAGCGGCATCGGTCATGGCTTCGATTCTCGCACCAACAGTCTGACTTCCTCCGGCATCTTCAGCCCCGGTGAATTCGATGACCCCGAGCCTATGACTATCTCCCATAGCCGCGCCATCGTTGGCACTAAGTCTTAAATGCCCCCCGGTCGATGCACTGCCTGTGGTGGTATCCTGGATATCAAGTTGAGCGGTCGGGCTAACGGTTCCGATACCGACCTTCCCGACATTCGCCACCTCTGTTATTACCATAGCGGCAGGGCCGGATGTCCCGGCTCCGATGTGGATTTTACTATTGTTGTCGTCAGCACGGAGAACCAGATCACCTTGAGCGGTATCGGTAAAGAATGTGCCAGAAGATCCGGGGCATCCTATAGTTCCCTTGTTGGTATTCGTTCCCATCGAGATCTTGGAGTATTGCGTGGCACTCCCAGATCGAATCGACAGGGTTGCATCGTTCCCCGCCGTAAACGTGGAACTAATCGGATATTTTTGAGTAGTTGATTTGACAGACATAATCTCCCCCTTTAGCTCGTCGGCTTCTGCATGACATACGCTTCCGTGGTAGCGAGTCCGTTCGCAGTCTTGTTTACCAGCTTGATCCTGAAATGGGTACGACAAATAGCATACACCCGGTTGAGCGTAGCGGTCGTATCGGCGGCAGTTACCGCGAGGTTGACCGTCTCGATGTCCCGCCAGGTCGAGTTGTCCCCGGAATGTTGCGGAGTAACATCCACATCCGTATCGGTGGAATCCCGGGCGATGTAGATGCTCAGGCCAACCGCCTCGTACTTGTCCATGTTGCGACTGTCACCTGTAAACGTGACCGAGCCGGCGAGGGCGGTAGTCGTCTCTTTGATCTGAACCTGGTCGAGTCCTGTAATCTCTGGCATATCAACTGTCCTCCATATAGTTAGTCGTCAAAACTAATGTCCGTATGTTGTTGCCACGATCTCGGGACCGTAGTTTGCAACAACATTGACCATGTCAAACTTGTCCCCATCCCCGTCCGTATCAGCACGACGATAGAAGGCAAACGCCAATTTCCCTCCCCCCTTCCCCTGCAAGTCCGCGTGGGGGATGAAGAACAATACCCGCTGAACGACCTCGCTTCCTGCATGGGTAGCCGCGTTGATCGTCTGCGCGAGAGTTCCCGTCAAGGATGCCGGGGAAGCGTCCGCTCCCAATGCCATCGTACAGTAGTCGAGTTGAAGGTCGACCGTCGATGAAAACCCGCTTGAGGGAGTCACGAAGTTCACGTCAAGAGTAAAGCCCCAATCCAGGTTCCCGGTGATCTCTTCAGGGATCACGAAAGAAGCAGATATTCCGGTCGGGTTCCCGTTATCCGTGAATCGCTTACAATGGAAGACCCCCCTCTCTACATCAGACGTTTCCCCGGTCGATCCTGGCAGGGAGGGGAATCCAGATCCTACCGGGTTCCACGATCCCTTGTCGGCGGGGACCCCCATGTCGTCATCCTTGACCCAACACCATATCCCTCTTGGATTCTTCTTGTTCAGTTCCTTTTGATTTGAGCTTGCATCTCGGGCGGTTTCAACCGGCGGCTTACTCGGTCCAGGGCCGCTTACAAACAACCAACCCACTAGAAGTTTCCCGTTCGTCGGTTCGCCGCCGCCCGAAAGTTTCAGATGTGCAAGGCCGTCTTTCGTATCAAATAGAACATCCCCTCGGAGGGCAAGTTGACCCTCGACTGCATTAGCGCAAGACCCGGAGGACGTTGATCCTCCCCCGCTCACGGTAGTTCCTCCGCTCCCGCCTCCGCTGACCACAGTCGTTCCCGGGGGGGGTGTTGGTGCCGCTCCCGCACTTGGCAAGTTCAAAACGTGCCACAGTTGCCCATACTTCACACCGTCTGTTACGAAGCCCCCCCGCTTCGAGACGTTCAACGCCAAGGCTCCCCGAGTTGACTCCCCCTTCTTCCCCTTAAACTTCAACTGTGGAAGGAACCCCGCCTTGTCGAACTTGATCTCCGCATCGCTTATTGACGTATCCGTTTTGATGATCCAGGTGAGATCCTGCGCCCACGCCCAGTTCTGTTCGTCGCAGTTATCAACAAAGATCGTTGACCTGTGTTTCCTCGTCTGGGAACTCTCCCCGTGATCCGTCTGTAGCCTGACCGTCCAATTGTTGTCCTTCCCCTTTCCTTCAGGTTCGTGCATCCGAAGAACCCATGCGGCAGGATCGAAGAGGGCGAAACTGGTAGTCCCGGTCGGATACTGTCCCGTGAATCCATCAGCAAGATCGGCCTTTTTCATTCCATGTTTAAATCCGTCATAATCGAACGACTTGATAGCGATTGCATGGGAACCGTCACCGGACCCGTACTTTTTCACCTTGTCGGAGTTGTCTTTCGGACCCTTCGACATATCCCACGGGATGAACAGGTTCCGTGCAACGCCGAACGTCCGCACGTTCGGGCTGGTAACCGAGTTGATGAATCCACCGAATGCGCTTCCCATCTACACCACCTGATCCACGGAGGTTTGTATTTCAAAGTCAACCGACAACGCATCATGTGGAGGATTCGTCGTCGTCCCGTCCGTCCACCATCTGATCTCGCCGGGATATACTCCCGTAGGGAGGAAGGTATGCTCCGGGGTAAGGGTGAATCTGTACGTTCCAGACGCGGCTGTCACGATGGAAGCCGACAGGTCGAAGACCGCGTCTGAATCCGCGTCCGTGATCGCTCTCTTCACCGACAACTTGAGAGCGTATCCCGTGATGTTTACGACCGCGTTCGGGTTCGACTCGTTTCGGAAATCTCTCATCACCCTAGTTATCGTCGGCCTGGTATTCTGTCGGACGCTCAATAGTATATCTGCCATCTCAGTTCACCCCTTTACTTGGCATATGGACCGGACCCCATAGTTCTAGCAAGATGAGACGCCACATTCTGTCCAACCATTCCGGGTTTGGGTTTGAAGTTCTTGGAGTGGTTGTTTATATCCACCCTCGTATAGCCGACATCCCCATCGAATTCATGCACAATCCTTGATACGCCCATATCAAGAACGACTTTCCAAAGACCGTTGTAATCCCGATCATACCCGGTCGCGGATCTCGGCTGACTCAGTATGGGCCGCGCCATTTCGAGGGCGGCTGTCTTTACCGTCTCGACGTTCATCGGAGTTCCATCCATCTCCTGCGCGAATTGCAGGGATGGAGCTTGCATGATGTAGGGAGGAATGACCCCCAGGCATTGAACCCCCACGACATCAACGGCACCCGATTCCGTATCACCTGCAACCTGGATGGTCGTGTAGTCGTACTTGGTGTTTGTATTCGACTCGACTCCATACATCATTTCGATTACCGCTGGTCGATGGGGAACCACCGTTTCCCTGTCGAAGTAAAACGGGGTGACCGTGAGATACATATGATCGTTGAATTTCAGTATGCCCGTCTTCCGGTCTATCGCGTATCCCCCCCGTATAATCTGATTCGATACGTTGTAATGCAACCACATGACGCCGAACTTCTCATAAACCGTCTTGAACCTTTTATACTCTTCGTCCTGCTCAACTTTAAACTTGTTTATCGTATTCAGTTCCTCATCATATCCTTGGATCTCTTTCTGGATGATGGCGAAGGATCTCTCCCTGATGTGAGCCGTTTGCTGTGCGAACCTGTCTCTAAATTCCACATCGCTGAATCCGAAGAACGCACCGACTCGATCCTTGACTCCCGTCAATAGATCACTTCCCCAGACTCTGTTCGCCCCTCTTGCTTTCTTCCACTCCTGGTTTTCGGTTTTGAATTTGTTCAACCATTTTTTCGATGCAGATCTCCCCGCTTTTGTCTCGTTGTACATCGACTGGTTTATAGCATCTAGCGTCATCCATCTCCGTTCCACTGCCGCAAAATCTCTGAACAATCCCGATGTGAAATATGATCCGCTGACGATGGGAGGAACCCAGACAACCTTTCCCGCTTCTGGAACTCCCGTAGGTGACGGCATCATAAAAGGAAGACCCTTCATCTGCTTTTCGTAGAGAGGGCATTCCATTACGGGAAGGGTTGGCAACCATTCGACATTCCCTGGCCTGAAACCGAATTTGGACGGTCCTCCATACGAGGGGGCAATCTTGTCCATCGACAGCAACCAGGCGGGAACGAAGACCTTGTATGCTTGATCCCGAAGGATCTCCCTCCGCTGATGATACAACTTCGCATCCGCTCCCCTTACCTCGTCCCCGGGAGGTACATCATCGAATGCCTTGTCGGAACTCACCCCGATCTGCTTTGCGATTGACCCTCTCTCGTAACCCCATAGCTCTTCGATATCATCAAGAGCCCTGTATACTCCATCCAGGTCGAGGACAGCCGCCTTGAATAGTATCCGATGCTGTTGAACCTTCTTCTTCCCGATGACTTCGACAACGGGGGGGCGTGGACTCAGGGAATGAGTCTTTCGCTCATAGTTTATATAGGGAATGTCTGACAGTTTCCCCGGAGCAGTAGGAACCTTTTGACCTATATCCTCGGCCACGATCTTATGATTCAAAATGTAATTTCCGTCAGGTTGAAAGCAAGCCTCAAGACCGTACTGGTCGAGGAGGCGTTGAATCATCTCGACTGCGGGTTGCCCATCCCCCGCGATGTCCTGCGGATCTGGTAGCGATTTCAACCCGACCCCTCCCACATCCTTACAGTCGGGTGATCCTGGCAACTGACTGAAAAGGTATCGGAACACCTGATATGCGGTATAGGGTTTCCCTGTCTTTCTGCCCTCTTCCGTAATCGTTACTGCCATATCCTCGAAGTAGATCGAGTCCGTATCGTGTTGACCGGATGGATACCGAGCATTGATTCTCTGATATACCGGAGAATGCCCACTATAGAATTGCCGAATATCCGTGAGCGGAACCCTGACAACCCCCTCCGTGTGATTCAATACGTTTGACAGATCGTCCGTCACCTCCTGAAGACCAGAAGGGTCAACATATACATCGTGATACGTTATCGTCGTGGACTTATTTCCATCGACATACGATTGTATGACCAACTCCCCGAACTCGTTCAAACCGCTCCCCCTGGATTGGTAGGGAGGTCGGACGGTTGCGGTCAGTTTTATTTTCAAGAAGGCGGCCAGAGGCAAGCCACTTTCATACCCCCGGGTGTTCGTTGACCGGAATCGGAAGGACAATGGATATAGACGAATCTCCCCGAGGTCTTCCATGTTGATCTCGACGTAACCCTTGTCAGGTGCCAAACCTGTTGACCTTGTGAACTCCATCCTGGTGCATGGAAAGTTTTGATAAAATACCTCGTGCCTCATCGTCGTCATTGAATCATCCTAGGCGTTTGAATATGACGGCATCGAACCGTCAGCGGGTGCCTTCTCAATGTCACCGGCAACCGAGTGATGTCCATGATTGGGGGCGGGGAATCCGCTACCCATTACCGACAGCCAGACCTCCTCGTAATGCGCCTCATATATACCATTGACGGGATCAATCAGAATGGGCTCATCCCATCCCATTGTTTCCTCGGTCTGTAATCGTACCATCTCACTCGATTCCGAGAAGTGCGGTCCGGGTACTCCCCCCGATACAGCTGATCGGTCATCTCCCCGGACAACCCCCCGGATGCGGATCTTGATTTCCTGCTTTCGACCTTCGTGAATGATCGGCATCTTCCCACCGGCCATCGGGGTAGTGATGTAGGGTTGTCCATTCCCCGATACTTCCATCGGACCTTCGGTGATTGTATATCCATTCTCAGCCCTGGCCACCCAGACCCACGAACCCGTTACCCGTTGATCCTGGAACAGTCTCTCTATTTCTTCGTGATCGAATTTATACGGTTTCACCGCAAGGATAAACGAATGTGCCTCCTGTATTGACTTCGCCTTACAGGATGCTTTCCATATTTTCCGAGTTACTCTGTTCTGATCCTTGATGATGTTAATCGAGGTCGCCAACTCGAAGATATTCTCGACTCCTCCCCCGGCATTACCTACTTGCTTGACATATATCCCGAGCTTGTATCTCCAATGGGAATCCCCGTTCCCCTCCTCGTCTACCGTTTCATGGAAGTCGATACGAGGCGAGGCTATTGACTTGCTCGTTAGGAACTCGAACTTCGTCGTTCCATTCAGTTTTATAGTGACATTCCGGGGGGCGTGTAATGCTGACACCTGTTCCCGAACAGTTGTGAGACTGTTCGCAATAGCGGAAGGGGTGGAATCAACGATATCCACCTCGATATCAATATACGTCTCGATGAACTCCTTGTACCCCGACTCGTTGTATATTGCCTGAGTCCTCAGATTGAACTTGGCATTCTCGTCAATCGTCAGCGGCGTCACCCCTGCGATCTCAATAGTCCATCCCATTTAGTTCTCCCTCGCTATCGTCTCTCGGAGAATATTGTGGCTCATGGATTTCACCCTGTTTTTGGTCAACTCTTCAAGCGTCTTGAAATACTCCCCCAGTTGTTTCGTCAACATCTTCCTATATTGTTTGTTTTCGGCATCTATAGATCGGAGGCGCATTTTCTCTGACTCGACCAGTCCATCCATCCTTGCAACGCGATCACCCAGTTCTCCGAGTTTTGTTACAATATGTGCGACAGAGACAGCCAACGCCGCGACAGCCGCGCCGACAGGTCCACCCCCTGCCGCACCGATTGCAGATGCTACTCCTACGTTTGCAAGGAAACTCCCCTCCATTCCAAAAACTGTAAACCCTTCCTGAAGGGCTATCGTCAGGGCTCCCGTTGCCAGACCTACCGCCGCACCCTTCCCCACACCGACAGCCGTTGCCGCCATCCTCGCCCTCATCGCAGACATCCGCGCTTCAGTCGCGCTGATTTGTGTCTTCAGGGTTTGTAGTCGGGCGAACTTCTTGTTGAGATCATTATCAGCTTTTGAAAACTGACCCTTGAGCTTCGACATATTCCCCGAGATGTTGAGTTTTACATCTTCAGGCATTGTCGTTTACAGCTTCTTTCGCCGGTTGCTTCGTCGCGCCTTCGAGATGTACCAGGGCATCGAGGACGAACTTCATCAACTCTTCCTTGTCTCCGAACTCTTCGGACAAACCCGCAGGGGTGAAGAACGTATCAATCTCCCCGCAGACCTGGGAGCAGTACCGACCCGACACCTCATGCTGGTCGATCAGGTTGTCGAGGTTCTGCAACGAATCCTGGTAGGTCGCTTTCCCTCCTGCGAACGAAACCCGGGCCGCTGAAAGCGTGGCGTATATCTCCCTGATCCGAGCGACCCGGGACATGAACTCCGTGACCTCGCTTTCCCGGCAGGGGGAAAGAGTGTAGGAAGATCCTTCCCCGAACGTAACTTTGTTTCCATCCCAGATCCAACGCATGAAATTCTCCTTTCGTTTTGTTAACTGAAAGAGGCACTCGCCGCAAGGGAGTCCGTTTGTGTCGGGCTTCCGTCACTACTCAGGCTCGCCCGGTATCCAAGAGTTCGCGCAAGTTTGGTGGCGAAATTTCCACCTTCGTTATTGGTTACAGGAATTTTCCATCTGTCCCCAATCCTAGGGTTGACGATATCGAAGGTGATGTCTGAATCGGAATCAGGAGCGGAGGGCATATCGGTATGGGCATTCGCCTTGCTGAACGTAGAGGCGAAGACGGTTCCCGCTGATCCCGTGATGGATATCGCAACCGTTCCACTCGTCCCGTCTGCCGTCTGAGTTCCTTCGAGAGTCGTGAGGCTTCCATCCGAATAGTATTCAATCAGCCAGATCGGGGCGGTTGCCTGTCGAGTCACCTTGATATAGATCTTCCCGTTGTCCGTATCGCCCGACTTGGCCGAGGTGATCGTTGTCGAAGAGAAGAAGTTCCCGTTGTCTCCCGCTTCGACAACCGAACCGAGATCAACCTTCAAGGTCGCTCCCGTCCATCCGTCTTCCATAGTCTGACCGAGAGTCAACGCATTGTCGGCGTTGATGATTCCGTTCTTGTCTCCACCTATGATCGGGGTCGTGAGTTTCAACTGGACGCTGAAGGTTGTCGACCCGACCGTATCGTTTATGACTTCGAGGAGGATATTGCCAGGAAGACAATGGTCTTCCCCGGTCGCAGTTGTCAGACTCAGAACTCCCGTGTTCGTCCCTATCGTCGCAAGAGATCCGAGGCTGACCGTATTCTCTTGGATCTCCTTCGAGTCTGAAATCATCTGACGCCGCAACGCCCCGAGCCGACCCGTCCGCTCCTTGATCGAAACCTCTCCACTTCCCGTTACGGTGTAGATGTAACTGATTGCCCCGGCATCGATGTCGGTCTGGGATGTGTCCAACTCATCATCGAGAACCGGGAAGAACCGATCCTCGAAGCTGGACACTTGCGAAGCATGGATCGAGGTGAGGGATGGAGTCACGTTGTCTTCGAGGAAGATCTTGCCTCTTGATTGGGCGTTGTCCTCGTTGTCGTTTGAAGACGAGTACGAACTGTCCAGAAGCCGCTTTGAATATGCCGCATCGCTCGAAAAGTGACTCTGAACCCACAGGGCTTCCGTCTTCCTGATGACCTTCATCTCGGCCCCGAGTTGGGTAAATGTGTTGGTGTAGTCGACAGCCATGACCCCTCCTTATGCGAATGCAATAGTTACAAAGTTCGTTCCGTCCGTATGCGCCTGTCCAGTTCCTACAAACTCCACGCTATCAAGCCCGGCCCTTCCGAGGGGCGCAACCTCGAAGTCCATGTTGTAGAAGTTCATCGTCAACGTCTTCGGAGTTCCCGCGTCAGATGCCGCTGTGATCTTGAACCGCTGAAGAGTTCCCGCCCGGTTGTTCGTAAGGATCACCCAGGATTCATCCGAAGTATTCGCCCGAAGAACAACCCCCGCCTTGGTCTTCCCCCGCTTCGAGACTTCCCATCCGTTCGTCATCGTGTACTCGGTTCTTAATCCCTGGTTGAACGTCACGGTTGCCTCGATATGGTTCAGCGTCACGTTTGCGCTTGCGGGATCTCGAACGACCGTGGCCGAAGCGGTGCAGAACTTGTCGAAGTCGCTCGGCTGTGCTGGTGCTGTCGGAAGCGTCACTCCTCCCGGAAGGGAGTTCAGAGCATGAACCAGTATGTCGTCAGACCCGGCATAAGAAGCGAGGAACTGCATGATCCCGCGCCCTTCGCTGATCTGTAATTCCAACGTATGAATCCAGACATCGGGAAGGCGTATCAGGTAGTCGGTCGCGCCGCTCTGGTTGTCCTCGATCCAGGCGAGCGTCAGCCATTCGTTGACTTGCGTTGCCAGAGTAAACGACCCCCCCGCCAACTGACCCCAGTTGGAACGAAGGAGCCACTCCACGGATTCCTCTGTTGCGTTGATGAGCAGTTGCCCCTCCGGGTTTTCAGGGAGGCTATACCGTCCGGTTGTGTTCTCTGTTTCCCCCGTTGTCATCCAAGGGCCAGCGACCGATTTCCTGCGACCCGCCGGTATCTGCACATTCTCAGCCCAGAGTGTCACCGTAGCTGATGTGGTGAAGTCCGTCACCACCGTTCCCTTCGCGGACTGGAAGGACGCGAGCAATCTTCCACACCGTCCCACTCTTCGGTTCGTCTCCGTCACGATACCACCTCCGTCGATTCAACGAGGAACTGAATCGAGGCATGGTGACAGAGAACATTCCCGAGAGTTGCAAAGTCAACCTGGATGCTCGTCCCCGTGTCGGCAAAGAGGGGGCAGGTTCCGAATATGTTCGAGTTTCCGTTGATCTTGCTTTGTACCGCATCGACCAGGGCTTGAAACGTGGATTGAGAATTGTCCGTCTGATTGAATGCGAGGAATCCTTCAACGCTTACCGTCCTCGTCGTGATGAACAGGTTTCCCGACACGTCTTCAAGGGCATCGCTCGTTCCCACATCGATGATCCAACAGCGAACCGTTCCGCTTGTCGTGTCGATGAAGAGGGTATCGAAGTCCTCGGGATTGACCGCATCCCGGGGCCGGTCGAGGACGTTCCCGATAGAGTCAACCGCTTCGAGTTGCGTCTTGATGTTCGCCAGGATCGCCGAAAGTGTCGGGGCAGTTGCCATTATTTCACCCTTGCCCTGACCCGAGCAACCTCGGCCTTGATCCCCTTATTGAATACCGTCCCCCTTTTGATCTCTTTCTTCTTTGCCGCTCTCGTAAACATCGCCCCCCTCTTCGGACTATGCTCATCATGTTTGAGTCCTGTCCTTGCGCTGACTTCTATTCCGTGTTTCTTGATATTGATTGCCACTCCCCATGCCGCTCGTCGGGCTTCCTTGTTCCCTGTAATCTTGAATCTCTTTTTCACCCACGGGATCAGGGCAGAGACGGGAGGCATCCTTGCTCCAGGTCTTCTTCCGTATTCCATGATTGAAAGATACTTCACCTTCGATCCGATGGTCCCCTTTTGCTGTGCGCGGTTATATCTGAACTTGATTGACCGTCTCAATTTTCTACTAAATACCGGGGTCAGTTTCTTTATGATCTTCAATGCTTCCTTTGATCCTATCTCCATTCCCTTTCCGATTGCCGTGGTGATCGTCATTTCCCGCCTTCCCTTTATCGGGAATCCGACCGTGATCTCGATGCCGCCTTTGGACATTACCGATACTGTCACGCTTCAACGTCTCCGCTTCCTGTGAATGAGGAAGTCCCGGCCATACCGATTGGATCTCCCGAGCGTAATATCCAGATCAACTATCCCCATGTCCTGACCGACTCGCTTTACCCGGCTCGGCCTGTCGATCCTGTCCTGATATTCCGTGAACAGGTTATCCGCGATGGTCGCGTATTCCGTAGCCTTCCCGCCATGATCCACTACGTCCGCATCGATGGTTGCATCCGAGGTCTTCGCAAACTTGCCAGACAGGAATCGAGCGACATAAGAAGCCGCCAACAGTCCTACCAACTGGATCGCTCGATGGGTCAGGTTTGCCAGGGTTGCGCTTTCTGCGAGAGTTTGATACCGACCGGAATACTTCAGCCTCCAAGTACCAGGAGAACCGGAAGGAGGAGAGAAGAACTTGATGTATGTTTTCCGGGTTCCCGAGTCCAACCGTTCCACGATCTCGAAGTCCATGTCCGGCCCTTGGAACAACAGCGACCTCGTCGCAAGGTCAATCGGGAACTCGATCTCGACATCGGACGCGCTCGATGTATCGAAGTCCCATGAAGCGAGTTCGTAGAACTTCACGCCCGAGACATCCGTCAATGCACTTGCGGCGATCTCCTGCATGACCACCAAAGGCTCGTCCATCGAGTAGTCACGAATCGCCCCGTCGATCTCGAAATTGATATTGGCTTGGAGGATATCGCTCAACCCAGTAAGGGGAGCGGATGCCTGTATGTTGACGCTCGTTCTATTCTTGATGATCTGGTTGACATCAGCATCGCTCGCCATAGCTCACCCCTTCGTATAAAGAGAAAGGCCAAGGAGCCCGTAAGGACTCCCTGACCTTCCCAATTAAGTCCGTCAGATTACTACGATGGGATTCCCGCGTAGAAACCTCTCCAGTCGAGGACCGCAGAACCAAACCAAGTGCGGACCTTCACCTTCACCTCGTCTTCGTCGAAGGACGCTCCCTGCGTGGGATCATCCTGGGTGAAGAGTTCAGGGGCATCGCTGTTGCCCACGAAGTCGACCTCGATGGTCGGAGTGTTGGCCGGGTCTGCGACGAGCATATAAGAATCGGCATCCGTCATGTGGTCGAGCACGATGAGGGCCAAGCCCTTATGCATATTCGCGACCTGGTACAGGTTGGAAGTCGGCTCGAACTGGCTCGCCGTGATCGAGTTTCCGGTGTCTTCCAATTCCGGGGGCACGATCAGGAACTTCGGAATGTTGGAGAGTCCGAGTTCGTTGTTGGTCGAACCGTAGGTTGTCTGCGCCCTCATCGCGGCGCGAGCCGTTCCGAGGTTTGTCACCGACAGGGTGTTCGTGTCGGTGTTCGCATGGGAACCAGAATGGAACAGAACGACCGAATCGTAGATCGCCGAGTTGGACACGAGATGCGCCCAGACCGTCTTCCTGACCTTCTGATTAGCCGCCTGTGCCAACCTCTGCGGAACCTTTGCAAACCATCCGAGGTCGTTCCGAAGAATCGCCTCCATCGTCAGGCTCTCAAAGTTGCCGTACTTTGTAAGTGACAACGTGATTTCCTGATCGGTGAGAGAGGTTATCTGAACATACGCCGCACCTTCAGCGACCGTTGCCAAATCCCCATAGTAGCCAAGCTGTTGAGGCCGCTGGACTCGGGTATCATCCACAAACCCGATCTTGGAGGTGATCGACCGCCAGTCGTTCATCTGCGGAAGTTCGTAGTCCGCAATCAGCGACCGATTGACTCCCTCGCCGAAGATGGTAGCAAGCTGGGCGAGGTTGATCGCTTCTTTCAAGGAGAAACGCTTCCGAGCGGATTCGTTGAGTCTGCGATTATAGGACTCAGTCAGTCCCGCGCAGTTCTCGCTATCTCGCCATTCGCTGTAACGGGCAACGACTCCACCCATCAGGGCGTTCGCGATCTGGAGTTGCTTCTGAGGAGTCGGGTTGACGTCCCCACAAACCACACCGACCATGTGACGAAGGCTCTTGAAAGGGGGCGTACCCTTCTGCGGACGACCCGCCATCGCGCCTTCAATCGCCCTGGTCCACTTGTCCTCTTTTGCATCGGTTACCGTAGCTTCCGTGATCTTCGGATCGTTCCATCCTGCGCCTTCAACGATCTTCTGAACGCGGTGAATGGATTCCGTCAGATGCTTCACATCGCCAACCTTCTGACCCGCACGTTCCCGAACGAGTTCAGCGGCGTGACCTTCCAGCCCCGCCTCCTTGATGGCAGACTCCACGCTCGTCTTGTGCGCTTTGGCCTTCATCGGAGCGAGTGCCTTCTTGACCGACTCGTTCACCAGGTTCGCCATCGCCACTTCGGACGAGGCGGGAGCGGTCGGAGTGGAAACTTCGGGATGGGAGGAATCTGCTGGGGAGGAGGTTCCCACTCCGAGCAACTCCGCAAGCGTCGACCGAACGCTATCAAATTCTGTTCCCTGGACGATTCCCTTCAACTCTTCGAGAGTGATGTCTGCGAGATTCTTCCCCTCAAGAGAAGCCGGGTTGACCTGATTGATGATTTCAATCAAGGCGTCTTTGCCTTCCATTGGTTTACCCTCCGTAATCTTTCTGTGTTTCTTCGCAACTGACGCGACCATTCTGATGAACCGCCCCCCCGCCGCAGGGAAGCTGACAAGATCATCCGAGTTCGCACGAACGATATATTTGATCTCGACCGTATCGGGGGAAAGCTGTTCGCCTTCCCCAATCGCGTCGATGCTTAAACCGAATAGGGCTTTGTTTCCCGCCTTGAATGCGGCGAGGTGTTTCTTTCTCAGAGTGTCATCTACGAAATGGAACTCTCCGATCAGTCCCATCTTGCCGCCGCTGGTTTCCTCGAAGCGGACGTTTTTATAGAATCCCGCCACGTCCTTCGGGAAGTTGGTCGTGTCCAATCCGTCCGGGGCATGATCGAGGACAAGCCCGTCTTCCGTCCGATAGACGAAAGCGAAAGCAGGGATACCCTCGAAGACCTTCCGCTCATGGGCATCCTTCAGGACTTCGGCAGTATATAGCCGACCGTTCTTGCTCATGCCTTCCTCGATGAGGATCACATCCCAGATGGAACCCGCTGAATCCTTCGGACCCGCTTCACCGAATCGAGAGATGATCCCTTTGTGCTTCGAGAAGGGGATCAGACTTTCCGTTGCCGGGGCTTCTTCCGGTGCTGGCTCTTCCGAAGGGGCGGGTTCCTCTTCGGCCTTTACCAGTTCGCCAGGATGCTCGCTGATATATCCTTCTGATTCGTAAGGCTGAACCTCGAAAGCCACGACCTCATGAGCGTGAACGGGTTCACCCGCTTCGCTCGTCGATCCGTTGCCCTCTTCGTCAAGGTCAGTCACTTCGTGGATATGACCGTCAACGGGATCGGGTTGGGTTGTAATGGCTGGAGCCTGTTCCTGTACTATGGATTCGATCTGGTCAATATCGGTTCCGTAGAGTTTGGCATTCGCCTCCTCCTCGGTCGCGAAGCATTCCAGACTGGTTTCTCCATCCTCGGAGAATATGCAGAATTCGCCCTCGACCTGTTTGATCATTTCCTTGAGGGGGGCTGTCTTCTTCTTCCGACTTGCCTTTACCCTGACCCGCTTCTTCGGGGTTGGTTTCATGTGTTTCTTCTTCACATCTCTTTAGTCGTCAAAGCACGAAGGGGCCACGCTAAATTCCTCCCTACTGTTTCCCGTTCGTGAACTTCACCATCCGAATGAAGATGCTTTCCTGTTGCGCCTGTGCCTTCCCGTCAACGTGAGCGATGATCGTCTTGAACTTTTCAAGTATCCGGTCCCGGTCCTCCCTTGAGGTCGCTGGATTCTTGAAACGGGCGATAAGGGTTTTGATCCTGGCGAGGTTCCGGTTGTGCATCCCTTCGGCATCCTTGGAACTTTTCAACTGCATCAGTCGTCCTCCCCGATCAGCTTGTTCAGTTCCTTCGCATCCTTCAGACGCCCCTCGCTCTCCGCTTTGTAGAATAGGAAGATCCGAACGAGCGCGCCACTCATTCCCATTATGGCGGTCGCCATCCCTGTTATTATCATACTGCAAGTTGAGTGGTCCACGATCTTGACTCCTTCTGTTCATTTCTTTCTCTTCCCGCCTCTCTTCGAGATCATCGCATCAGCCTCGGGCGTGATCTCTACCGATACGCATCGGCAGTTGATGATGTTCCAAGCGTCCCCCTTCGGATCGCCGGGGAACATGAGCGGCTTACCACCTACCTTGAAATTCTTCTTCACCGGGATCGGTCCCGGTTTTCCCCCTATTCCATACTCGATATGCGCGACTCGATGAGCGGTCCTTTCGATCCCGTCCATCTTCGCAATCCAGATCTTCTTCTTCCCCTTCACCTTCTGACCAGCCGACGATACCTGGTTCGCCGCGTTGAAGGTCTGCCGCACATCAGCACGGGCGAACTTCTCGGCCTTTGCGAGTGCGTTCCTCGCGCTGACATCTCCCTTCTTCCGAGTCGGAGTGACTATCCTTTTCGCGACCATATCCTTTGCGATCTCGTTCGGAGTCTT